AGTGACTATCTGCACCGTGAGCAAAGACCACATAATGAATTTCATTATTGATAATCTTTTGAGCTAGTTCAAATAGTTTTTCTCTAAAGTCATCCACATAAACTGCATCAGCATAATCTGGATTTATGTTACAACCTTCTGGAATTGCTTTGTTTAATAATGGATTGAAATCTCTAGTGTCTTCAATACTGTTACCAAAGTGACCGTCAAGATCAAGATAAGCACAAGACTTACCTGTTTCTTGATAGATTTTAATAGCAGAGATAACTTGACCAGAGAAAGTGCAAAAACCACCACCGTGTTCAGGTTGTGCGTGATGCATACCTGAAACTGGAGCAAATGCAATTTGTTCAGGATGCTCTAATGCCCATTTACTTGCAGCATATAATGAACCTGTTGTATATGGTAAACTATCTACCAAGTTTCTAGACCAAGGTAATGAATTGCTTCTGTAGTTACCTGTGCCTGTATAGACATTGTCCACATATTGTTCTGTGTGAGCAATATGAAAGTCTTGTCTTTTGATTGGTTTAAAACTACCGTCAACATCCAGTAATTCATCATAACCAGTTTCCGCAAACCTTTTCATTAACAAATAAGGTTTTAAAGGTGATTGAGAGTAAGAACTCTCTTTAATACTGTCAAAGCATACTTGCTTATCAGTATAGAATGTTTTAATTTTTTTGTTCATAAGTTTAAGTTTTAAGTGAATAAATAAGTTAAAAGGGGAAACTATTTCCCCTTGAAGTTCCAAAGACCACCTGCGTGACACTTATAATCATCATAATCTGCATAATTATCTTTTGTATCATTCTTAGTTCTGAATGCAAAAGAATCAGTAAAGACTTCGGTTACAGTATACATACCTTGTCTAGAATGTAAGTGAATTTTATCACCTACTTCTAAATGTGGTATATGTGCATATGTTTCTTCTTCCTGATTCTCTTCATTCTGAGGCTCATCCCAATAACCTTCCGGATACTGATCATCATAGTCATCATAATAATCATCATAATGATCATCATATCTGTCATCATATGAATTAAGAGCATCAGAATAACAAGTATTGTATCCTTCATCATAAATAGCTTTATAAGTCTTTGGAAACAACAATTTAATTAGTTTCTTCATAACTCAAAGGTTAAGTCTTCATTATATTCAAAGTCTCCTGTTTGAATATATTCAATAATTTCTTCTTTGTAGGCATAGTCTACTACTGTGCCATTTTTAAAGAACAGAGCATATTGTTTATGTCCGTTCATTGTCTGCTGATACTTTACCTGACCGGTAAGTAATAACCATACAAATACTGCTTTTGCAATCATAACTTTATGTTTTTAAGATTAATACTAAGTAAAGAACAGTTTAATGTCTTGTTCAGGACAATGATTTAGTATAGATTATCTAAATCAGCCGGTTGATACCCTGCAATCTCTTGTTCATACTCTTTGGTTAACCAAAGTTTTTCTTCAAGAGGTAATGCAAATAATTGTCTTCTAGTATCTGCATTAAGTTCTTGTTTATAAAACTTAGTTGCAGAAATAAGAAGATTCAAATTAACATTTGATTCAATTGCGTGTAGATTTTCTACATACTCTCTGTTGGCAATCATAACTGTTGCATTCATATATTTAAATTTATGGGATTACTAAATAATAAAGCTTTGACCGTCTTTTCAGCTTTGACGTACCCTTTTCTTGGGATTTCTTGGTTTGATTTCAATAGTTTCAGATCTTAGACACCAGAAATAAGAACCTGTACTACTGCCATACTTTTCTTTGGCTTCATAACTTGTTCCTAATTTAGCATCAAATACCAAATTACGTACTGCTTTCATAAAATGATAATCAGCCAATGGATGGTTGAAATCCATTAACTGTTTATTAGTTATGAACATTATCTTACTATTACGTCTTTTGTCCATATGCCCTAGATTCTTTCTCCATGAATCTTTAGATGCTTTAAACCGTTTGTAAGATATATCAGTAAATACTACATAAGTAAACCCAGGACTATTATAATTAGAATATTCATATGCTAAACAATTATTATAACGGCAAGCCCTGTAATTGAAATCATGATCAATCTTGTCTGTTCTCATTTTGTTAGTTTTAAAGAGTTAATAAAAAAGGGTGTGATTATCCTACACACCCGTTGTAACCTGCATTGTCCAAATTGAGGTAAGGAATACAGCTCGGATAGATATGTTTGTGTCTTTGCAGCCAAACTTAGTTTCACTATCTCGCACAGGCCGTTAGGGAGCATAACGGTATGACTAATGTTCTAGGTTGTTCATTCAAATAGTATTGCTACTATTTCAGTCTTGTTCCCCTAGTTTGTTTCATCATATGGTTTCTCAGGCCATATAACATACACTTTTTAGCACATAGTGGTGCACTTTATCGTACTCTCACAAGGTTGCAACCCTTGAAGTATGTGATACATTTATAGCAGGATACCATTTCTGGTAGCCTCACATTACCTGCTTGGATGAGAGTATATATATCACAAGTCAACCCCTGCTTTACAGGATGAGAGGTTATGCCTGAAACCTTGTGATATAAAATGAGTAGTTTTGATTCATACTCAGGAATACAGTTAATGCCTATCTGCTGTGTTAACTATGCTAAACAATAGGACTTAATACTAATAGAGCCGTTGGAGTTATCACATAATATCCATATAATCACTACAATTATATCCCAATTATACTACTGACCCGTCTTTGAATACTGTTAGTTAGACAGTTAAGGGAATAAAAGACACTCTGTTAAAATCCCTTTGCTTTTTCTATATATGACCGGAAAATATAGCTTTCCCGGAAGCTTTTACTGTGAAACACTAACACTAATACTAACTAATAAGAGTAATAGATATAGTGTTAGTAGTGTAGGTATGTGTGTGAGTAGTGCTTGCTGTATGTGTTAGCTATATTATATAATAATAAGAATGTGCTAATTTTACAGCTGTTACAATACCTTTAATATGACCGAAAGGTTGTCACTCACACTTAGTTTCTCACACATCTTTGTATAATTTTTACCAATACAGTAACCGTCAAGTATGAAGTGTGTGTGCATTAATAGTATAATCTAATAATATATCATACTATGACTTACTATGACCGTGTAGTTTAATCTACTGCACAACTCCCTAACAGTTCAAAGCGGAGCAATCAAGCCTAAGCCGCAGGCTTAATCACAATGGTTCCATTAAAAAGGAAAAACCCCACACATCCAGTGTGAGGTTAATCCCCGAAATGTTATTTCTTTGGAACAGCGTCAAAGTCTGTTGTTTCCAAGAGAGACAAATCAAACCCAAAGTCAGCAACAGTAGCTTGACTAGCACGGTCTAAGTGAGACAATACAAGTAAAGGCTCTTTACCTGCCATTACAATTACTTTGCCTAAGTAGGTTGTTCCTACAGACATTCCATAATCATAATTGTTTTTATACACTAAACAACCTGACTTGGTGTTAACACCTTCTGCATTTTCATACTCTACTGTTGCAGGGTAAAATGCATTGTCGTTTGCATTGTTTAGTGGATTAGTAGCAATAGATACAAGTTTACCTTGCATAGTTGCTACAAACATTCTCTCACCGGTGTTTGGGTTTGTTTCCGGTTTAAATTCAAATTTTGCCATAATGCTAAAAATTTAAAAAGTTAATAAATAAAACAATAATCCCTTGCAGTTAAAAGCGGAGAATAAAAGCCTGTTGCGTAGCAACATTCACTATGGTTCTAAGCAGTATGGTTCAAATCTAAAAGGGAATTACTTCCCCTCTTCTTTAATTCTTAATGCAGTTGTCACAGTTGCAGTAACTATTACAAGTTGGACAAACCAAGCAAACGCGCCATAATTACTGATATCAAATGCTCTTCCATAAGTAAGTATACCTTCTACAAACATAGTGATCATCAAACCAATTGATACATACTGAATAGATTTTATCATAGTCTTAAGTTTTAAAATTCTACTACAGTTACAAGCGGTGTTTTTTCCACAGCAGAAAAAAGTTTATTTCTACAGCTTGTTTCAGTTTGGTTCCTGTAGCAACACGGGGGGTACCACCCAGCTGCAGCTAGGGGGGGATGCTTTTGCGGAGGCCCCATCACAACCTATTACATATAACAAAACCATCTATAGAAAAATTTGTATCTTTGCCCCAGTACTTGTTCGGCCTCTGGTCATCATGCCCGCTCAGAACAAGTTGTTCCCCCCTGTGTTGAGATAGACATAGGCCAAGTTCCAGACAGCATACCGTAAGATCTGCTCACTATACCTGGACTTTTTGGTTACTGGGAAAGCATGGTACCAACATGTATAACTAGTAACAACCCCAGATAAGTTTCTCTGATCAAGAAATACTGTCTGGGTTTTTTTGTATATATTTGTAGACATGAGAAAGTATGACATGGGTAAGTATGTGCTCCTGGCTGGGGAGAATGCTACCAAGATATTTGACTACTATGATGTAGAGGAGATGCACGGGTTGAACCGTAAAGATGCTCAGGCAGAAGAAGTAGATAAGACTGTTGGTAATGGGGTTTATATTTATGGATGGACTAACTATGATCCCAATGATAAGAAGCTTACTGGTAAAAAGCCTTACCTCCCGTTTCTGTTTATTAACCTAGGTACATTTAAGAAGTATTCACCAACAGAAAAAGCTACTGCAGTTATGCATGAGACTATGCATATGGGTATCTTACTTAATAACTGGAATGTCAAGGATAAAGAAGAAGAGATTATTAGTTATGCTGAAGAGCAAGCTAACAAGATTATTGATATACTAGGATTTGATAAGAAGGAGCAGCCAAAGAAAAGGTTTTTTAAAAAATGAAAGTATACTTTGATCATGTCCAAGGCTTTGGTAAAGTAAGTGACCTGGAGTTAATTATCAACTGTGCATACGGGATTCTTGAACCTAATGAATCTTCCACAGATGCATTACTACAAGGATGGATACCATGGGAGGGTAAGTGGTATAATGAACGCAGCACCCGGATAAACTTAGCTCACTATAAACCTAGCAAAACTACCAAGAAGCTATCCAAAAAAATCATAGTTGAAAATGGTAATCTTGAAGCTAACCTAGAAGCTTATACTGAGCTGTATAACAAGTACTGCAGTTATCACAACTTTAAGAGAGACATAAAGCTTGAGTCATTTAAAGATTGTCAGGTTATAGAATACTGGGCAGATACCCTGGTTGGTATCAGTTTGTACAGACAGTTTGAGACACAGTTTGTAGCATATCAGTTTATATGGGATTACCAAGATCCAAAACTTTCTCTGGGTACCATAGCTCAGATGATGGAATGTGAAACTGCAAAACTTTTGAACTGTGAGTATGTGTATCTCTTAGGTGGATATGAAAAGTGCTGTGAGTATAAAGCTAACTATTCAGGGTTTGAGTTCTGGACAGGTAAAGAATGGTCAACTGATATTGATCTTTACAAAGCTTTAGTAACAAGAGATGAAAATATAAACATCACAGGATATGATGTATGAACCCACCAATAGAGTAGAGGTAAACACACCCAAAGGTCCGGGGATCATCTGGCTTATTACTGACTACGGGCATGAAACTGATACTATCTATACTGTTATTATTACAGCTACCGGAGAGTTCTGGCAGTTTACTCATAAAGATATCCGTGCAAAAAATAATTTAACATTTGGTAGAGATATAAAATAATTTGTATATTTGTATGTGTTCATAACATAATTTTAATTGATTGATTTAACTGAGAACCCTGGAAATTTTTTCTGGGGTTTTTAGTTTAAACAAAAAAAGTTTTTATATTTGTGTCACCAACAAACTATGAGAGCAACACTCCCTAATTATTTATTTGACAATGACTGCCCAGCAAAAGCTGTTGTGGGAAAAGCTAACTAAAGAAGTTAGGGATACCGGCATGGACAATCTCCGCGCCCGGGAGCTCTATGATGAACTAAGTAAATTATTAAATATGTCAGATAAAGTATTAATATCTATTAGTGAAAAACCAGACGGGATAGAAGTAAGAGTTGCAGAAGATGCTTATGATAATCTAGCTGTGATAGGTTTATTAGAAAGAATTAAGTTTAGTCTTCTAGAAGGGGTGCCTGTTCAAGGAGAAAAAGAAGTTAAACCAATAATAAAACAAAAATATGATGCATAATTTAAAAACTAAATATAATGGAAACAAATAAAAAAGCAGTAGACATTCCAGCAGGTGGAGTAATTAATGAAACTAAAATTCTTTCTTTTGGAGAGTTATTAGTTGGTATTGAATTTAACCCATCTAATGATGATAAGGTAGCTAAAGTAAAACAACTTATGGCTGAAGTAGCAAACATCTTAAAGGATGCTTATAGTGAAGAACAGAAGTCTCCGCTAAAAAGTTTGCTATTTGACCATGCTGTAGGTGAATTAGTTAATGCCCAAATGTCAGTAGTAAAAGTAATAACATTAAAGAATAAATAATGTCAGCATTTAAATCACTAAGAGGTAGAACAATCTTGTTAGATGTTCCACAAAGAAAGAAGTCATCTATTGAGTTATCAGCAAAAGATGAAGAAGCTATAATGCAAGAAGCAGTAAAGCTTTGGAATAAACTTACTGTATATGCTGTAGGTGATAAAGTAGAAGAAGTAAAAGTTGGAGACCAAGTCTATGTCCGCACATCTGCTCTTAACATGGAGCAAGTTGAGAGAATTGATATTGATGGTGATATCAAACTTGTACTTAATGAAGGAGATGTAATTATAATCTGGTAATCATGAGCAATGAAAAGAAAGATGTTCCAGCTTCTCCATATACCTACATGGCAAGTGGAATTACTGATAGATTTTCTGATATTAGTGGATATCCCAAAGATCTTACAAATAGAATAGTTAAGATAGAATCTGGACCAAGACCAAAATACTATGGTGGTAAAGATAACCCATATGAAGTATTCCGGGTTCTTGAAGAATGGGGTCTAGATAAAGATTTCTACTTAGGTAATGTAATTAAATATGTTGCCCGAGCAGGCAAGAAAGACCCAGCTAAATACAAAGAAGATCTAGAAAAAGCTGTAGTATATCTACAGAAAAGAATAGATAGTTTGGATAAATAAAAATTATTTTTATATTTGCCAAATGTTTAAAGTATTAGGCCTGCTTGTGTTACTAGGATTCATAGTTGTACTATGGTATCTAGTTAATGTATTTAGTAAGCCTATACTAAACAGAATGCAGAACTATTATGAAGATGATCCAGTTGGTAGACAGATAGCCAACTTGATTATTGGAATGATTATACTCTTATCTATTTTATTAGGTAGTGTTTTATTCTAGCTTTTCTCCTCATATCTGACAAATTTTCGTGCCCTGCTAGAATAATAAATCCCTGGAAATATCTCCGGGGATTTTTTTTATTCAAAAATTTTTAGTATATTATAGTATATTTATTAAAATTTTATAATCATGGATATTCTTAATTTCATATCTTGGATCAGAGGTGGTAGAAAATTTACTACAGTGAATCCTTCTCAAACATTATTACCTGCTGCTGTTAAAGATCCTAAAAGAGATGATCAATGGCTAACAGGTGCAATTTCAGTAGATGATTTTGCTGCACAAGTTGGCCCTTATGCACCAGCAGGTCCTCAAGGTCCAATTGGTCCTCAAGGTGTACCAGGTCCGGTAGGTCCAGCAGGATTAAACTGGCAAGGTGCATGGTCTCCTTCTGGAGTATATGTAGTTGATGATGCTGTAGGTTTTGGTGGAGCTTCTTGGTTTTGTATTAATAATGTGGGACCTTCAGGATCTAATCCATCAACCGATACAGTTAACTGGGCATTACTTGCATCACAAGGTGCTACAGGACCTCAAGGTCCACAAGGACCTCAGGGACCCGCAGGAGGAAGTTCTAAAGTATTTTCAAGTACATTATTAGGACTAGCAGTTACAGGTACAACTTCACCAACAGCATCGCAATCTTTCTTTATTCCAGCTAATACATTATTATCAAGTGGAGTATTAAGATTAAACTGGGGTGTTTATAGATCAACTGGTATTAGTACTATTACAACAAGAGTATATATTAATACTTCAAATACAATTGCTGGAGCAACACTTATTGCTACTGGTGCTGGTCAACCAACATCTACAACAGGTGCCGGAAGTTATCTTAATAATGTAAGAACTATACAAAAAACAAATACAACAGGTTATATTTTTAATTCTAACCTACAAGCTTCAAATGATTTAGGAAATACTAATCAAACTAGATCTGCATTTACTATTAATAATTCAACAAATTTATATTTAATATTTGCAGTTGAATTAAGCAACTCTTCTGATTCTGCATTTATAGATAGAGTATTATTAGAACAATTTTAAGATATGGATATATTAAATTGGCTGTACTTAAAGAAACAGCAACTTATTAAGACAAAAGCAAATGATGCTGATACAGATATCATAGCATTAGGTGCTAATGTTGGATTTAATAAAAGAGATGATCAGTATCAGACTTATGCAATGACTCTTGCTGATGCAACGCAGTCTGGATGCACAGCTAATACTAAGCATTATGAGCTAGATATTAGTACTGGTAACGTAGTTACAGTAAACACTACCCGTGGTATTATTGATATCCTAGGTATGGGATCATCTATTCCTTTAACTCCTACTCCAGCTTATGGTAGTTCAGTATCTTTTTTTATTGATAATCCAGATCTAGATCTTACAATAGCTAACAGAGATAATACATATGTACAGTATTCTGTATATTACAAAAATACTATAACTGATAATGCTATTCCATACTTAATATCTACTGGCATTGCAACTGGATTAGAGTTTAATCTTTATAATGCTAACCCTACATTAGCTGGTGTTAATAACTGGGATGGAGCTTTGTATATTTATTATGAATTATACACAACTAATTAATCATGTTACAGAACTTAACTAACTTCTTTAATCTTATTACAAACCGTAAAGTTAAAACACAATTAGATAATACTGACCTAATTGCTGTAGGTACAAAAGATCCAAATTATACAGGAGGTTATCAACCTACTGCTATAACATATAGTGATCTTGCAGCTCAAATTGGAGGAGGTGGTGGTGGAAGTCATTATATAGGAGAACTTGTAGGGGGAGGGATAGTAGTTGCTCTTTGGAAAGAGGGCTCTACTGAAAAAGCTCTCATAGCAAGTTTAACAAACTTATCTACCGGTATTCAATGGACTTTCCCAGTATTTCAATCTACACTTATAGGACCTGCTGCTCAAAGCTTTAGTGATGGTTTAAGTAATACAAATGCTATTATAGCACAAACTACTTTTCCAGCAGCAAATACATATGCGGCAGGTTTAGCAAGACTTCATGCTGATGGTGGATATAATGATTGGTATTTACCTTCAAGCTGGGAATTAAACATGTGTTATAATTCAGCAGCTATAGTTAATAAAGTTTTAGGTACAAATAGTTTTATTGGTAATGCCATCTATTGGAGTAGTACGGAGAGCAACGGTACCAACGCGTGGAACTTCAACTTCGGCTTTGGGAGTGCCAACAACTTCGGCTTTAAGTCCAACACTTACTATGTGCGTGCTGTAAGAACTCATACTTTTTAATAAATTAATCATGGATATTTTAAATTTTATAAGCTGGATAGCCAGCAAAAGAATAGTAACTTCAGCTCCAGATGATGCTTTAGTTCCAATAGGGATTAGAACAGAAAATAGAGATGATAAGTACACTACTGTAGGTATTAAGAAATCCAACCTTATATCAAGTAATGTTAAAACAGTTAAAATAAATATTAATAGTACTAACGGTTTAAGTAATACAGATAATAATACTGACTTTTTAGTAAAATTTAATAATACAGTTTGGAATGATTCACTTGAAGACTTTACTGTAGTAAATTCAAAAATTTTAATAAATACAACTGGTACTTATTTAGTTATTGCAAGATATGCAACTTATGATTTAACCACACCAAATACAGATTTTTTAAGACTAGGTGTTACAAAAAGTTCTTCTTCAACTGATTTAGGTAATCGTATAGATATTTTAAATCATGGAAGAACAGGAACTTTTGTAAATGGTGAAGCACTAATGCAAGGTAGTGAAGTTTATCAATTTAATGCTGGAGAATATATAGGTATATATGGATATCATATAGGCGCAAATGGAGGACCCTTTAATAATCAAGGATATCCTGTATTTAATAATAATACTTTCAATCAACCTTTTTTAGAAATAATTAAACTTTCTTAATCATGTCAATAGGAAATTTAAAAGACTACGGTAATAAGGGAAATAATTTTCCGTGGCAACTTAAAATGCTTCAAGGATTGCAAGCAATAGCTGATGCTACCTCAGCTCCATTAACTTGTGTAGAAGATTCAATAGCTATTTGCGCAGGTGGTAATCTATTAACAAGTACCACAATTGGTGCTGATACAGGTCTTGATGTAAACATTATTGGTGGTGTTACATTAGAAGTAAATTTAGATGCAGCTAATGATCAAGTAGGTATTTACGGTTATATAAATGGTGCATCAGGCTCTCCGGTTCCGTTAAATACAAATGCTTCTGGACAAGTGGCTATTCAAGATGGTGGTAACTCTATTACTGTAGACGGTGGAACAGGTGTTCAAAGAACTCCTACATTTTTAAGACCAACAGGATCTAATGGATCTGTAGCTTTAGGAACATATTCAATGTCATTTGCTAGTGTAGGAACTGGTAATGCAATTGTTGGTGGTATTGTTCTTAAACCAGGTGAAACATTAAATTTTGATGCAGGAGCAATTAATAATACATTAGGTGCTGTAACATATGATACTACTACAAATGCTGGAGCAGAGTTAATTATTATAACACTTACATAATGGCAACCATTATATCTACTATAGGTGCATCTAATCAATCAATATTAGCTAATGATCCAATGTTGGCTGATGCCTTTGGTAGGATAAGAGTAGCACAACCATTGACATTATTTGACTCTTCACATAGATATAGAGATAATGGTCTATGGGCTACTTCTACAGCAAGTGGTGGTGCAGCAGTTTTTAGTGCAAATGAAGGCTTAGTAAACCTAAATGTAAATACAACAAGTGGTTCACAAGTTCTTAGGGAAACATTTAAAGTAATGTCATATCAACCAGGTAAGTCTTTACTTGTAATGAACACATTTGTAATGGCTCCTGCTCAAACCAATCTTAGACAAAGAGTAGGATACTTTGGTACGGATAATGGAATTTATGTTCAATTAAATAATAGTACTTTAAGTTTTGTTGAAAGAAGTTTAGTCACAGGTATTGTTACAGAATCAGTAGTTAATCAAGCTTCTTGGAATGCTGATCCATTAGATGGTAATGGTCCATCGGGAATAACTTTAGATATTACTAAGGCTCAGATTTTATTCATGGATATTGAGTGGTTAGGAGAAGGAACTGTAAGAGTAGGTTTTATTATAGATGGTAACTTCATTGTATGCCATAGATTTAATCATGCTAACTTAATTACATCTACTTATATTACTACAGCTTCATTACCACTTAGATATGAGATAACTAATACAGGTGTTACAGCAACTGCCAGCACATTAAAACAAGTTTGTTCTAGTGCAATATCTGAAGGTGGATATGAACTTAGAGGAGCTCAACAAGCAGTTGGCACATCTATTACTGCTCCTAAAACATTTGCTGTAGCAGGAACGTATTATCCAATGCTAGGAATTAGACTTAAAACTACTGCATTAGATGCTATAGTTATAACTACAGCAATATCTTTATTAGGATTAGGTAATGGTAAAAATTACGCATGGAGAGTTGTGCAATCTGCTATAATATCAGGAGGATCTTGGTTATCAGCAGGAGCAGATTCATCTGTAGAATATAACCTTACAGGAACATCTGTTACTCTTGGTAGAGTATTAGCACAAGGATATGTAAATTCCTCTAATCAAGGTTCCCCAAGTATCAATATATTAAAAGAAGCATTGTTTGCAACTCAGCTTGAAAGAAATAGTTTTACAGGAACTGCTTTTGAATTGGTTATTGAAATGGCTATTGATGCTACAGGAGGAACTTTAGGAGCATATGCTTCAGTAGACTGGGAAGAAATAAGTAGATAAAAATATATGAGCACTCAAATAAATATAAGCACAGGAGGATCCGGTGGAGTAACTAGTGTTGATCTAACAATGCCTTCTGCATTTAATGTTGCAGGTAATCCAATTATATCTGCTGGAACATTAGCTGTTACAGGTGCAGGTTCAGCTTCTGAATATATAAGAGGCGATGGTACTCTTGCTAACTTTCCAAATTCAACCGGAGGAGGAGCATCTGTAAACTATTATCTTAATGGAGGTACTACAGTAGCAACAATAAGTGGAGTAACATATTATGAGTTAAACAAGCTGGCTGCAGTAGGAACACCGACTAACTTTAATGTTGCATCTAATGATTATATAGCTTCATTTCTGACTAATCCTACTGATCCAAATAAACTTTTAATTCCTGCGGGTAACTGGAATTTTGCTTTATATTTTTCAGCATCAACTAACGCAGGTTCTCCAAACTTTTATGTAGAACTATATAAGTATGATGGAACTACTTTTACTTTAATTGCGGATACATCAGCAAGTCCTAAAGATATTACAAGCGGTACAACCAAAGATTTATATACTACTATAATGGCAGTACCACAAACTACTTTAACACTTACAGATAGATTAGCTGTTAGAGTATATGTAAATAATTCCGGAAATACAATTACTCTTCATACACAAGGAGATAATCTATGTCAGATTGTAACTACATTTACTACAGGTTTAACTGCATTAAATGGTCTTACAGATCAAGTACAGTTTTTTGGTGTTAGTACAGCATCACCAATAGGAATAACTTCTGCTGGTAACACACATACTTTAAATATTCCTGATGCTTCTCAAACAGTAAGAGGTGTTGTATCTACAGGTACACAAACATTTGCAGGTAGTAAAACATTTAGTTCTACTCCTACTTTTGGTACTATGACTCCAGGATCTGTATTATTTGCAGGACCATCAGGAGTATTGTCTCAAGACAATCCTAATCTCTTTTGGGATGATACAAATAATAGATTAGGTATTGGAACAGCAGCTCCAACTCAAAAACTGCATGTAAATGAAAGTGTAAATGGAGAAACACGAATACAAATTTCAAATGATAATACAGGAACAAGTGCTTCTTCTATTATAATGAGTAGAACTTCAGGAAATAGATATTTAGCTTCCTTGCAATATGGTGCAAATAAATCTGGTAATTATGCTGGAATTACAGCCGCTAATTTATCTGTTTTAGAATCGGGATCTACCTCAAGTGGATTAGTTATAAATGCATCAAATTCAACTTCAGGAACTTCATTTATTGCTTTTGCAACTGCAAATACTGAAAAGGTAAGAATTGATAATATTGGAAATATACGTTTATCTACAGGTAGTGATAAATTTGTAAGAATAGGTAGTTCAACTAACTATTGGTATGATTTACAATGCACTGGAGATACATTTCAAATAATTGATGGTGGTGGTATTCCAAGATTACATATAAGTTATCCAAATGGAAATGTAGGAATTGGAACAACAACTCCAGGATCAAGATTAGATATTAGAGCATTAAATGCTGTTCCTGGTGACTTAGCTTTAAAAGTTAGAGATAGTACAAATGTAAAGGATATATTTTCAGTTTCAAATACAGGAATACTAAGGGTTGCTAATCCAACATTTACAGGTGAGTTACAAGTAAATTTTTCAGCCAATAATGTACTAAGATTCTTTCATTCAGGTGTTGGTCAGTTTATGACCGTAGGAGGTGGTAATACCGTAAACTTTGAAGGTCAAGCAATACAGGCACTTTTAAGAGGAGGTCAGTTTGGATCTAATCAGCCTGGTGTTCCCGTTGCTTTAAATATTAGTGTACTACCCGCATTATCATCAGGAGCCACAACATTAGATGCATTAAGAATAAATCCAGCAATAAACAATACTGGAACTTATTCAGGAATAGTAAGGGGTATTTATTATAATCCAACTCTTACATCACTTACAGGAACAACACACCGAGCTATTGAAACAACAACAGGTGATGTTATATTTGGATCAACAAGCGGAAGTGTATCTATAGGTTCAACAACTATTAATTCTTCTGCACAATTACAAATGACATCTACAACAAAAGGATTCTTACCTCCAAGAATGACAACAGTACAACGTACAGCAATAGTAGCTCCGGCAGCTGGTTTAATTGTTTATGACACAACCGTTAATAAACATTATGGTTATGATGGAACTAACTGGAATGTATTCTATTAAAAATAATACAAGATGAGTACAGATATTAATATAGGTAAAAAAATAGCCATACTTGATGAGGGATCATCTATTACAACAGATGTATCACAAATTAATTTTACGGGATCAGGTGTTGCAGCTACAGCTGTAGGTAATAATGTTACTGTAAATGTAACAGGAAGTGGTATAACAGTAGGTTCTACTACTTCATCTGGAGTAAATAGTAGAGTATTCTTTCAAGCAGGTGGAGTAGTTCAACAAGATGGTGCATTTAACTGGGATAATACTAATAAGAGATTAGGAATAGGTGCAAATGCGACTTCACCTTCTGCAGCTTTAAATATTAGAACAAATATTGCTGTAGCAAATGATATACTAACAATACAAAATGGATTCTATGGTAATACTTTATTTAGAATTAGAGATAATGCTGGTGCTTCAGCAAGTTTAATGGGTGCGGTTTACTGTTCATCATTAATATATGGTGGTGATTCAGGTGTAACAAGAAGATTTGATTTAGGTGGTTTTGGTTTAGGAGCATCTTTTGGTGATTCTGGAGCAAATGCTGTATGGGAAAATAACCAAGGTAATATTGGTGATGGTCAAGGAACTTCTGTTATAGCAGTATCTTCTAATTTTTATGTAAATCTACAAACAACTAAAAAATATAAGTTTGAAGCTCTTACAGGTAACTTTGGTATAGGTAATGTTGGTACATTAGGCGCAAGACTTGACGTAAGAGCACAAGGTGCATTATCAACTGACATAGCATTTAGAGTTAGAAATAGTGCTGATACGGCTGATATAGCAGCTGTTCAAGGAAATGGTAATATTTTATTTAATAATACAACACATGGTTTATTATTTAATTCACAAACAGTAGGATCTAATCAACTAGAGTTATATAGTTATGGCATTGCTTCGGTAATAGTTAATCCATTTGTTTCAAGATTTGCATTTACAGGAGCTTCATCAGTAAAAGGAGTTGTTATAGGTAATTCAAGTACTGCGCCAGCTGCTTTATTAGATGTTTGGGATTTTGCAGGCCCAGGCCCAGGAACAACGGTTGCTAGATTTGGATCTCAATATAATAGTGGAACAGATAATTTAAACATTCTTTTTTCAACAAGGTATTCAGGATTTACTGCAAGCACTGCTCACCTGGCAAGGTTGAATATTGGTCAAACAGGGTCAGGAGCTAATTTAAATGCTAGATCTTATTTCAAATTTGAATTAATTAGAAATAATACATTAGCAGAAAGGGCTTCAATAACTTCTCAATCTAATTTATTACTACAAACACCAACAGAAGACACAAATGATATAGGAGTTATTTATATACCTAATGGTACGGCTCCTACTGTTGCATTAGCAGGAGGAGGTAAATTATATGTAGAAGGTGGAGCATTAAAATACATTGGTAGCTCAGGAACAATCTCGGTAATTGCACCTGCATAGTTTTTTATTATCTTTACAAAAAAAATATATTATGGCAATTTTAATTAAAGCAACAGAAGAAAAAAAGATTACAATCTCAGGAACAGGTATTGAATTACCAGAAGTTTATGGTAGAATCCGTTTTGTAGGAGATTTCACAGGAACTACAATTCAAGGTGAGGTAGCAACATTTGCTAATGCAGAAACATTTGCAGAGGGTAAAATGCTTTATACTGATGTTCCAATTGGAAGTTATCAAGCTAATCTTGAAGAAGGTGAAGTTCAATCTTTAGAAACAGCTCACAAATATGCTAAGATAGCTTATGAGCAACAAGGGTATGAAGTAATTATAGATTTAAACTAAGTAATTATACTTATATTAAAAAATTTTTGTATATTATAGTATAACTTATTTATTTATATACAATGGAAACTTGGGTATTAACACTGATACTTTTTATAGCCGGAACAATATTAACAATCTTCGGCTTCTTTTTAAGAACGGCATACCTAGATGCTAGAAAAGACATAGAACTCTTATTACAAACAGATCAGAAAAGAGCTGAAGAATTAGGAAAACTTAAAGGCAAAATAGAACTAGTTCAACAAAGTTCTGAATTAAAATATCAAGCTATTCAAGAGCTTACACAATTAGAAATAAAAAATCTGGCAAAGAATGTAAGTGAACTGTCAGATGCAGTAAAACAACTAATAATTAACAGATGAAACATTTAAAACATAGATGGAATTCTCCAACTCCTAAGTTTTGGAAGAAAGTAAGAAACATTGCAATTACATTAGGTGCAGTTGCAGGAGTAATTTTAACAGCTCCAGTAGCATTACCTGCAGCAGTAGTAACAGTAGCAGGATATGTGGTAACAGCTGGGACAGTAGCAGCAACTTTATCACAACTAACAGTAGACACTCCTAATACAGATCAGCAATGAGTTATGCTTGGTTAAAAGAAGAAAAATCTCCTAAGTTATTAGTAGAAGCTGTAAAGCATTTAGGTGTTAAGGAGTTTGTGGGGCCTACACATAACCCTATTATTCTTGGATGGGCTGAAGCTACAGGATTGAAGAATGTTTATACTAATGATGAAATTCCTTGGTGTGGTTTATTTGTAGCCTATTGTGCTCATGCTCAAGGCCTGCAAGTAGTTGAAAGACCACTATGGGCATTGAACTGGAATAAGTTTGGCAACAAGGTAGATGAGCCAATGCTAGGTGATATATTGACTTTTAAAAGAAATGGTGGCGGTCACGTAGGAATTTATGTTGGTGAGGATAATACTCATTATCATGTACTTGGAGGTAATCAAAACAACTCAGTTAGTGTATCTAGAATAGCTAAGTCAAGACTAAATCAAGCACGTAGAACAGCATGGAAGGTTGCCCAACCTGCAAATGTAAGAAAGGTTAAATTAGAGTCTAAAGGAGTAATAACAACCAATGAACAATAAAATGGCAAAGAAAAAAATTAAAGACTTTGAAGCTGAAGTAAAGACAAAGAAAGCTCATGTCAAAGTAAAGAAAGAAGACAATAAAGTTGATGTAGTAATAGATACTGAAAAAGTAGATGTTGAGCTACATGCTGATGATTCTAATAAGGAGTTTAAACTAGACAGTAAAAAACTTGATGTTAATGTAAAAAAAACAGAAGAAGGTACTGAAGTTAAAGTAGAAGCTCAAAACAGCTTATTAAAAAGATTTGGTAATTTTATTGCAAAAAGATTTATTAAAAAGTTTAATAAAAATGAAGTTCAGAAATAGTTGGAAAAGTCATAAACCTAATTGGAAAACAATAACAATTAGATTAAGAATATCTGTAGTAGATTTCTTGTCTCTTGAAATAGATCCAACTAGAAACTTTTATTCAGTGACTATATTAAATTTTACACTTAAAAATAGATAATTATGAAAAATGGATTAAAAGGAGTTACAGATGCTACAGTATTCTGTAAGTCAATGCAAAAAGGTGGTGCTAAACCAATGATTAGGTCAATGAAAAGTTATGCTGAAGGTGGTATGGCTGAAATGAGTGAGATGTCTGGTCCTGGTGATAGATTTAAACGCAAGGTTAAGAAAGTTGTAAGAAGAGTTAAAAATGCTATTAAAAATGCTGGTGACAGTGGACCAACATATAGAAAATCAAAGTGTGGTGCACCAGGTTGCTATAACTAATCTTTATACTTAAATCTTACTAGTCCAGGTATTTTCTATGCCTGGATTTTTTATTTTAAACTATTTCAGTTTAAACTTTTATTGTATATTTGTCTAAACTTAAATAATATATCATGGAAAACCAACACCAAGAACAAGAGCTGTCACATGAAGAATTGATGGCAAGAAAAGAAGAAATGAAAAAATTCTATGAGGAATCAGTTCCTTATTTAGAATCTCAGCTTAAGTATGAAAAACTTCTTACAGATATTGAAGAAGCAAGATTTAAAAGAGCTAACTTTCAGTATCAGTTTGCAGTCATGATGGCGCAATCTCAAGGTCCAGATTCAGAAGAGGAATTAGAACAAGAAGATCAACGGGCACCAGAAAGAAAGCTTAAAAAGAATTAATCATGGCACTTGTTAATCAAGTACAGAAGAAAGTAAAAATGCCCAAATGGGATGTAGTTAAATTTCAGATTTTAACTCATTGCTATATCAACCATATAGCAGTGAGTGAATCTGACTTAAACTGTTTGACATTACTTAGTTTTAATGAGCCAATTGAACTTACTAGTTTTTGTTATGATGCATCTGCAGAAGAAGAGTGGATTTTTAAATCACCACAAACAGTAAGGAATTGTATTAATAAAGCTGAGAAAAATGGATTAGTTATTAAAGATAGCAAGAATAAGAAAATTATTAAACTTAATCCAAATCTTAAAATACAAACAGAAGGAACAGTGTTATTAGACTATAAATTTTTAGGATATGACACCGAAGAAAGCAACTAAACTCTATAAACAAGTAGCAGAAGATCTTCATATAGATGAAGCTCTAGTAGAAGATTTTGTAGAATACCTTTATAAAAATGTTAGAAGTTGCTTATCTAATCTTAGTCATCCTAGAATAAATGTAGAAGGTTTAGGACATTTTAATGTTAAACCTACTTGGGTAAGAAGATCAATTAAGAAGTCAACAGAGCTTTTAGAAAATCATGATACCTCTACTTTTGGTGCCTATTCAAAGAAAGTAAAGGTGGAAGAAAAGCTAAATCTTCTTATTGAACTTGAACATAAAATAAGCTTAGAAGAAATTAGAAAAACAGAATTTAAAAAACTTAAAGATGAGAGCAGTACTAAAGACAATCTGGGAGAATAGAAAAGGAATCCTAGAAGGAATTAAGAACTCAATTATTAGAGATGAGTTTGTAGAAGATATCGCGCGCATGAGACATGACATATGTGATGATTGTGAACATTTGGATACCAAAGGTAAACAGTGTGCTGTAAAGAAAACCCAGCCTTGTTGTGCTGAGTGTGGATGTTCATTGGCATTTAAGACCCGGTCACTTTCTTCAGAATGTCCATTAGGTAAATGGGATGCTATTGCTACTGAAGAACAAGAAGATGCATTAGAAAACCTTAAAGATTAATATTATGTTTACAGACCCAAATAATATGCAAGGTATATATGTTAGTGATCCTAATAAAGTTATTAATACAATTCCTGGACAAACTGTAACCACTACATCAGATGGAATTTTTACCAGAATGAACACAGTTCTGGAAGATCCATGGGTACATCCTTTAAAAGCTATAGAAGATAGAATTACTAAACTGGAAACAGAGAACAAGTTTCTAAGACTAAAGATACTTTCTATAGAGGGTAAGTTTACACAGGAAGAAGTAACTAATATCAGGAAGATGTTGATATCTGAAGATGAAGCATCTAGAACATTGGCTAATACTATTATAGAAAATGCTTAGCTGGCCGGAACTAGAATCTTTTTTAACTGATGGTATTTCTCCTCAAGGAAAAGATATACATTTATATATGGGTCAGAATGGAGCTAATTGGATGAGTCATTACTTAGCAGTAGTGAATTCTGTAGATTATGTAGAATGGATGATGGATAATAAAAAGATTGATACTGAGACAGGAACAAATCTAATTAGGATGCTAAAATCTCCAGATAAAGATAATTTTAACATAGCAGTACTTGCTATAGAACAATTAAAGATATGATAAAATTCAATGCAGATAATCATAGTTACTCTAGTATAGATGGAGAAGCTATTGACTGGATAAGTGTGACAACACTTGTTTCCCATTTTAAGAAACCTTTTGATGCAAAGAAAGTTGCTGAGAAAGTATCTAAGTCCAAGAAGTCAAAGTGGTCTGGTGTAGATCCTGAGCTTATTCAACAAATTTGGAGTAATGAAGCTGACAGATCTATTCTTCTTGGTACATGGTATCATAATCAAAGAGAAATTGATATATGCTCATTAGCCTCTATAGAAAGAGAAGGAGTAACTGTACCTGTGTTTTCTCCAGTAGAAATAAAAGATGGAGTTAAGATTGCACCATCACAAAAATTAGAACCAGGCGTGTATCCAGAACATATGGTATATCTTAGATCAGTTGGTATCTGTGGTCAATCAGATTTAGTAGAAGTAGTCAATGGTAAAGTAAATATCATTGACTACAAAACTAATAAAGAGATTAAAAAAGAATCTTATGTAAACTGGGAAGGTCAATCAGAAAAAATGGCATTTCCCGTAGACACATTAGATGACTGTAACTTTTATCACTATGCACTACAACTCAGTATTTATATGTATATTATACTGAAGCATAATCCTAAACTGAGGCCCGGTAATATTTATATACATCATATTACTTTTGAAGTTGAACGGGAAGATAACTGGGGTTATCCAATATCCAAGTTAGATGAGAATGGTGAACCTATCCTAAAAGAAGTTATACCAATTCCAGTACCTTACTTGGTTGATGAAGTATTAGCCATCATGCATTACCTGCGTGAGAATAAAGATAAAATTAAAAAGAAGTAACATGCTTATAAAACTATTTGATGTACAAAACAATACTGTTATACCAACAGAGCATTGTTATACTTTAAAAGCTCTCAAGGATGTCATGGATGAGTATCCTGATGATTATCTAAAGATATACCAGTACTTATTCTATATGACATGTCCCAATCCTGATATGAATCCATTCTTTCATACTCCAGAAGCTGAAAAAGAAATGATCATAATGAGAGAGATTCAGGGTGAGTTCTCAACAGAAGATGAAACTGTATTTGCAGCACTAAGATTTTGTGAAAGAATGTATGAAACTCCTACATCTAGAGCATATAAAGGTATGGCATCTATGTTAGACAGATTAGCTAGATATATGGAAACTACAACAATTACAGCAGGAAGAGATGGAAATATTAATTCACTTGTAGCAGCCGCGAAAAATTTTGACCAGATAAGAGCCTCATTTAAAGGAGTTTATAAAGACTTACAAGAGGAACAATCTAGCAAAGTGCGCGGAGGACAAGGCTTAGCATATGATTCATAATGAGTCAGATATTTGAAGACATACCAACTTGGGATAATGGTACATGGACTACCACATCTTTTGTAAACCGTGAAGAGTTTACAAGTTATATATTTGACCTATTCAAAGAACCAGGTGAGTATGAATTTGATGAAGTTTCTGCAGAGTTATTTATATCTGAATCCAAAAGATTTAATCTACAAGGTGTATACTGCATGGCACCATTTAAGTCTAAAGATTTTATTGCATACTGGGATGATCAAAAAGCAAAGTGTAGAAAAGGCTTGTTAATCAAACATAAAGAAAAAACTTGGTTTCTTGCGCGGGAGTATTATATGTGGCTTAACTTTCTGCCTATCTTTAATAAAGAGATACAACAGTTTGGTTTTGCTGATATCCGGGATGCTCAGTATCATATGGCTCTGTATGAGTTATTAGCAGAACTAAACTATAAACATTCTGCAGTACTTAAGAAAAGACAGATAGCTTCATCATATTATCATATGGCTAAGCTAATAAATCAGCAATGGTTTGAACCCGGTGTTACATTAAAAATTGGAGCTAGTCTTAAAGATTATATTAATGAAAAGGGTTCCTGGAAATTCTTAGAAGAATATGCAGCTTTCTTAAATCAACACACAGCATGGTACCGTCCTATGAATCCACAGAAAGTAATGATGTGGCAACAGAAGATTGAGGTAAGAAAAGGAGACAGAAAAACAGAAGTTGGTCTTAAAGGTACTATACAAGGTATGTCATTTGAGAAAGATCCAACAAATGGTGTAGGGGGTCCGGTTAAATACTTCTTTCATGAGGAGGCCGGGATTGCTCCTAAGATGGATCAGACATTTGAGTATATGCGTCCTGCCATGAGATCAGGACTTATTACTACGGGGATGTTTATTGCTGCAGGATCAGTAGGTGATTTATCTCAGTGTGAACCATTAAGACAGATGATCATAAAACCTCATGATAATGATGTATATGCAGTTACTACTAATCTTATAGATTCAAAAGGTACTGTTGGTATGTCAGGTTTGTTTATTCCTGAGCAATGGTCAATGCCACCTTATATTGATAAGTACGGTAATTCACTTGTAGAAGAAGCATTAAAAGCATTAGATGCTCAATTTGAACAGTGGAAAAAAGAACTAGATCCAGAGAAGTACCAGCTTAGGATATCGCAGCATCCCAGAAATATTGAAGAAGCATTTGCCCATAGAACAGTATCTGTATTTCCTGTGCATTTACTTACTGCACAAGAAAGAAGAATAGAAGACAAAGAATATGGCTATGAGTTCTTAGATATAATGACTGATGAAAATGGTAAACCTAAAGTTATACCTACTAGTAAGGGACCAATAAAAGATTTTCCAATTGATAAGAAAACTGAAGATAAAATAGGATGTCTTGTCGTATGGGAAAGACCAGTAAAAGATCCAGCATTTGGTCAGTACTATGCTTCTATTGACCCCGTGGGTGAAGGTAAGACAACTACTTCAGAATCACTATGTTCTATATACGTAATGAAAGCTCCAGTAGAAGTAACTAAAGTATCAGGTACAGAAACAGAAACATACATAGAGCCAGCTAAAATAGTAGCAGCCTGGTGTGGCAGATTTGATGATATAAACAAAACCCATCAGAGATTAGAACTTATTATGGAATGGTATAATGCATGGACATTAATAGAAAACAACATATCACTATTTATCCAGTATATCATATCTAGAAAAAAACAAAAGTATCTGGTACCAAAAAGTCAGATCATGTTCCTAAAAGATTTAGGAGCAAATGCAAATGTCTTTCAGGAATATGGTTGGAAAAATACCGGTACATTATTTAAAGCACATCTGCTCAGTTATGCCATAGAATTTACTAAAGAAGAAATAGATCAGGAAACTAAACCAGATGGTACAATAGTAAGAACTAAATATGGCATAGAAAGGATTCCGGATCCAATGTTGCTCAAAGAAATGAGAGCATATGCAGACGGAGTCAATGTGGATAGGTTAGTTTCTTTTGCAGCATTAGTTGCATTCATGAGAATTCAGCAGTCAAACCGTGGATATTTAAAGACTGTTATTATGGATGATGCTGCTAAAAACTTGCAAAAGTCAGAAAATTTGTTTAAATTAAATAATAGTCCATTTAGACACATGGGTAAATCAGTTTATAGAGGTGGAGATAGTGTTAAACGCTCACCCTTTAAACATTTTAAATAACAACTATGCAAATATACAACGCATTACAGTTAAAGAAAGGTGCCAAAGCACAACATAATAGAATGGGTAGTATTACCCAGCCATTACAATTTTTATCTAAAAAAGATAAAGATGAAGAATGGGCAGCATGGAATCTTGACTGGTTAGAATGGAACGGACTTAAGCAGATCCGTAGAAATGCCCGCAGGTTAATGAAGAATTATAAACTTGCGAAAGGTATTATAGATAAATCAGATTATCTAATTGAAGAAGATAATGAGTATAGAGATATAGTAGAGATATTGACAAAGGAAGATGCTTCTGCATTAGAGTTAAAGTTCTACCCCATTATCCCAAATGTTATTAATGTTCTAGTAGCTGAATTTGCTAAAAGAGCAACTAAACTTACTTATACTGCAATTGATGAGTTCTCATATAATGAGATGATGGAGCAGAAAAGAAAAATGGTTGAGGATACATTAATGGCAGATGCTCAGTCTAAGATTATGGCAGCCTTGTTAGAACAAGGATTAGATCCAAATTCTGAAGAGGCAAACAAACAATTACAACCAGATACTATAAAATCACTTCCTGAAATAGAACAGTTTTTTAAGAAAAGCTATAGAGGAATGATTGAACAGTGGGCTTCTCATCAACATAAAGTAGATGTTGAAAAATTCAGAATGGATGAACTTGAAGAGAGAGGTTTTAGAGATATGCTGATTACTGACAGAGAGTTCTGGCATTTCCGTATGATGGAAGATGATTATGATGTAGAACTATGGAACCCGCCATTAACATTCTACCATAAATCTCCAGATGCAAGATATATATCCCAAGGTAACTGGGTAGGTAAGATTGATATGTTTACTGTATCTGATGTTATTGATCGCTATGGTTATCTGATGACAGAAGAGCAAATGGAAGCTTTGGAAGCTGTGTATCCTATCAGATCTGGTGGATATATTACAGGTGGTTATCAGAATGATGGTACATACTATGATGCTACTAAGAACCATGATTGGAACGTAAACATGCCATCTCTTGCATATAGACAGTATACTACTATGATGGCAGGTACTGTATATGATGGTGGAGATATTATTAATCAAATCTTATCAGAAGGTGAAGATTACTTTGACCAAGGTACTGCATACTTATTACGCTGTACTACAGCTTACTGGAAATCTCAGCGTAAAGTTGGGCACTTAACTAAGATTAATGAAAATGGTGAAGTTACTTCAGAAATAGTAACCGAAGACTATAAGATAACTGATAAAGCTATCTATGATACCAGACTCTTTAAAAATAAAACTAAAGATAATCTAGTATTTGGTGAGCACATAGATTGGATCTGGATCAATGAAGTATGGGGAGGCATAAAGATTGGACCTAATATTCCTAGCTTCTGGGGAATGAATAACCCGGGTGGGTTCTCACCTATATATATTGGTATTGAAAGAAACCATGTAGGTCCTCTTAAGTTTCAGTTTAAAGGAGATAACTCACTATATGGGTGCAAACTTCCTGTAGAAGGAGCTGTCTTCTCAGATAGAAATACTAAGTCTACTGCATTACTTGACTTAATGAAGCCATACCAGATTGGATATAACATTGTTAATAATCAGATTGCTGATATACTAGTAGATGAGCTTGGTACTGTAATTATGCTTGATCAGAATTCATTACCTAGGCATTCATTAGGTGAAGACTGGGGAAAAGGAAACTTGGCCAAAGCATATGTAGCCATGAAGAATTTTCAGATGTTACCGTTAGATACATCTATCACAAATACAGAGAATGCATTAAACTTCCAGCATTTTCAAAAACTAGATCTTTCTCAAACAGAAAGATTAATGTCTAGGATACAGTTAGCTAATCATTTTAAGCAACAAGCATTTGAAGTTATTGGTCTTAACCCACAAAGAATGGGTCAACAATTATCTCAAATGACAGCTACTGGAGTAGAACAAGCTGCGGCAGCTTCATATGCTCAAACAGAGATGTTCTTTATCCAGCACTGTGATTATTTAATGCCTAGAGTTCATCAAATGAGAACTGACTTAGCTCAGTATTATCATGCTACTAAACCTTCTGCAAGATTAACTTATATGACTTCTGCAGATGAAAAAGTAAACTTTGAAATAAATGGTACTGATATGCTGGCAAGAGATTTAAACATCTTTGCTAGTACAACAGCAAATCACCGAGCTATTCTTGAGCAATTAAAACAAATGGCTCTTACAAATAATACAACTGGTGCAAGTATCTATGATCTTGGTAAATTAGTACAATCAGATTCAATTGCTGAGCTTAATTCAGTTCTTAAGGATGCTGAACAAAAACAAAATGCTCAAAAACAACAAGAGCAACAAGCTCAACAACAAATGCAAGAACAACAATTAGCTGCTCAGAAAGAACAGAAACAAATGGAGATTGATGCACAGAATATGAGGGATGAGAAAAACAGACAGCGTGATATTCTTGTTGCTGAAATTAGAGCAGCTGGTTATGGTTCTATGACTGATGTAAATAAAAATCAAGAATCAGACTATGTAGATGCTATGAGAGAAATAAGAGAATCAGATCAGTACCAACAACAAACCAGTCTTCAAAGAGAAAAGGAAGTTAATAGGATGAATAATGATGCTCAGAAAAATCAAATAGAAAGAGAAAAGATAGCTGCTCAAAAAGAAATTGCTAATAAGCAACTACAGATTGCACAAGAAAACAAGAATAAGTTTGATGTGAAATCAAAAAATAAAGATGAGAAAAAATAGCCTTAGCTATATAATGTAAAAATATTTTTCTAAGCTATATAAATTTCTCAAGTTTAATTTGTATATTATATTGTAACAAAAACCAACAACAATGAGTGATAACGCAAAAAACCCAACTGGGGAAACCCAGGTTCTTGATTCTACAACGGTAGATCAAGTAGATGTAAACTTAGATGAGATCTTTGGAAATCCAGGTGCGGAAAGTATTATGCTTCCTGCAGATGGTAAAGAAGAAGATAAACCTAAAAGTCTATTTTCTAAAGAGAATATTGACACTACGTTCCTTGACAATCCAAAAGCTACTCCTGAAGAAAAGGAAGAAGCTGCGGAAAAGAAAGCAGAAGTTGAAGAAACTATAGCTGAACTTGATGGCTTAATTTCTCAAGAAGAAGATGCCGGTAACAAAGGAAGACCAAAGGTTGATAAATCTGGTCTTGCTGAACTAGCAACTAAGATGATTGAGGAAGGTACTCTAATTCCTTTTGATGATGATAAACCTTTAGAGGAATATACAACAAAAGATTTTAGAGAGTTATTTGAAGCTAACTTTCAAGAAAGAGAAGCAACAATAAGAGAAAATACTCCAAGAGAATTTTTTCAATCTCTTCCTGAAGAACTTCAAATTGCAGCTAAGTATGTAGCTGATGGTGGACAAGATCTAAAAGGTTTGTTTAGAACACTTGCTCAAGTAGAAGAAGTATTTGAACTTGATGCGGATAATGAACAACATCAAGAAGAAATTGCTCGTCAGTATCTTTATGCTACAAACTTTGGAACTCCAGAAGAAATTGAAGATGAGATTAATGATTGGAGAGATATTGATAAACTTGGTCAAAAAGCAAAACAATTTAAACCAAAGTTGGACAGAATGCATGAAGAAGTAGTTGCTAAAAAACTTGCTCAGCAAGAATACAAAAAGCAACAACAAGCTGAACAAGCTAGAGCTTACCAAGACAATGTGTATAATACACTTGCTGCAGGTGAGTTAGGAGGATTAAAGCTTGATAAGAAAGTTCAAGGTTTATTATACTCCGGATTAGTTCAACCTAACTACTCTTCAATTTCTGGTAAACAAACTAACTTACTTGGACACTTATTAGAAAAGTATCAGTTTGTTGAACCAAGACATGATTTAATTGCTGAAGCACTTTGGCTACTTGCTGATCCAGATGGATACAGAGCTAAAGTAAAAGACCAAGGTGGTAAAGCTGTTGTAGAAAAGACAGTAAGGCAGTTAAAAACAGAAGAAGCAAGAAAACTTTCTAGCTCTTCTACAAACACAGGAGAAGAAGAAAGCAGAAGACCAGCTGCTAACAAAGCTCCACAAAGAACACTTTCTCGCCAAAACAATATGTTTAAGAGAAACTTTTAACTAGTAACAATTTAAAAACAAATACAAAATGGCAACTCCAGTTTTAAACAATGGTATATTCCTCCGGGATACCGCTTACAACGCAAGTTCCCATGTGGATTCTTACCACTTGGTTAACATGCTGAAAGATGCTGAGCCTATGGACTTAGGCCCAGTTGACCTATGGGCTATGGCTCAGAAAGTTGAAATGCCGCTTTATCAAATGTCTTCATTTGGTGGCAAGAATGTAATTATGGTTGACAATGCTCGTGGTGAGTATAAGTGGCAGACTCCAGTGTCTGTAGACTTACCTTACATCATTGAGGATATTGAACCAAACAATGATTTTAAAGGTGTGGATGGTACTACATTCCGCATTAAATTAAGCCGTAGAGAATTTGGACATGGTGACATCATCACTTATGACAAATACAACGGGGCTGAATTGTACATTGTACCTACAGAAGATATTCTTCCTGCTACAGATGGTTTTATCTATACTGTACAGTTAGTAGACAATGACAACTACAAGTACTTAGATAATAAGTATTTATCTAATGGTACTAAAGTTTTCCGTAAAGGTTCTGCCCGTGGAGAATATGGTGAAAGATTTTCTGACATCCAAACAAGAACAGGATTCCGTGAGTTCTATAACTTTGTTGGTGGTGCTGAAGCTCATGTTCACTATTCAATCTCTAGCCGTGCTGACTTGATGATCAAAGGTGGAATGAATGCAGATGGTACAGTTCCTGTAACTGAGATCTGGAGAACATTTGACAAAAATGTAGATCCTTCTATCACATCTCTAGAAGATATGGTAAAAGTTATGGGTAAAGATAAAGTGAAGAAAGCATTTGACAATGGAGACTTGTCACGTACATTCTTAACAACTTTAGAATCTGCTCACCTTTCTAAAATTGCAACTGACATTGAGACTTACTTAATGTGGGGACAAGGAGGTAGAGTTAAGCAAGATGGTCCAGATGATATCAGATTATCTGTGGGTCTTTGGAAACAGTTAGATAACTCTTTCAAAAGAGTATACAACAAAAATAACTTTACTCTTGATTTGTTCCGTGGAGAGATCTACAACTTCTTCAATGGTAAGGTTGAGTTCCAAGGTCCAGATCCAAAACGTAGCCTAGTTGTACAAACAGGTATGGGTGGTATGCGTATGGTAAATGAAGCTATCAAAAGAGAAGCAGTATCTTCAGGTCTTTTGATTCAGGCTGCTGATATCGGTGCTATCACTGGTAAAGGTATGGACTTGAACTTTGGATTTGCATATACTTCATATGTTATTCCATTCTTGGCAAATGTTAAGTTTGTTCTTAACCCAGCATTTGACAATGTTCATACAAATGACATTGAGAACCCAATCATTGATGGTTTCCCATTAAGCTCTTACAGCTTTATTATCTTTGACATCACTGATAATACTAATGACAACATCTTCTTGTTGAAATTATCTTGGGATAACCAATTGAAGTGGTGGTATCAAAATGGTACTATGGACTACATGGGACGTACACAAGGATTCCAGTCTTCTGGACAATTCAATGGGTACCGTGTTATGATGTCTCAAACAATGCCAGCTATCTGGGTTAAGGATCCAACTAAAGTCCTTAAGATTGTTATGAGAAACCCAATCACTGGTGGATCATTCTAACCAGACACTATAAAAAAACGGGAGGGGGTAACTCCTCCCTTTTTTAGTTATTATTATTAAATTTAACCAACAAATAAAAACCAACAACAATGGAAAATTTCACAATGGTTGAGACCGGTAAGGGCTCAGTAAGAAAAACGGCAATTGCTATCAGACCGTTCTTTGACAATAGAACTTCTAACATGGGATTAGAAGAATATGGTATGACTCTATTTGATGGAGTTACACATACTGAACAAATAGCATGTTTAGAGAACAATGGTGTTACAAGATATGTCACTGGTCTCAATGAATATGCCCCTGAAATTAAATTACTACCTGCTGAAGAAAGATTAGCAAGAGTAAAACAAATTAGAGAAGCAGTAGCAGAATTAGAAAAAGAATTAGCTGCTAATATAGTAGATACTGAGGATAAAGATTTCTGGAATAAGATTAAATTACTTAGTCCAGGTAATACAGATTTTTGGAACAAGATTTCTATATCTTGTGGTAATGAACCTGTATATTTAAATCCAAATGATCCTTTTGATAGATTAAAATTATATGCTATTGAAGCTGGAGGATTTTCAATTGTAGCTAAGAGCTATGATGATGCAAGATCTAAAGCTGTACCACCAAAGTTTTATCTTGATAAAGAAGAAGAAACAGTAATGGTAAGAACTGAATATAAGAAAATGCGGAACAAAGCACTTTCTGAACTTCAGAAATTATTTGACAAAAACAGTACTAAGTTATTCTACATTGCAAAAGTTGTAGATATAGATAGTACACAATATAGAAAAGCTACTCCAAATGATGTTATTTATGAGAACATGGATAATTACATCAATGGATTAGGTGGAGAAACCAACAAAGAACGTGCAGCTAAGGCATTCTTAGAAGCTACTAATTTAGACATGGAGACACTAAAAATTAAAGCAATTGTTAGAGATTCCAGTTTTTTTAAGTATATTATAAGTAAGCCTGATGGTTATTTATATCATGGAAAGTTAAATGCTTTACTTGGTAGAAATGTATCAGATGTTATTGAGTACTTGAAGAACCCTTTAAATGAAGATGTTCTGAAAGATCTTAACAACAGCTGTGAGAAATTTTGGAACTCTTAATTTAAAAATAAAATGAAAACAAAAATGAAAAAATACCAGGGAGGCGGTATGTATGGTAATACTACTGCTGGAAAAATTTCTAATCCTGGAAGCGGGCCTATGGCTAAAGCAATGGCAACACCTGCAAAATCTTCAACAGTTAAAGAAGAAGCTGCAATACCTTCAGCTAGAAAAATGAAAACAGGCGGTATGGTTAATCCTAATGCTAAAATACAAGCTGGTAAAAAAGCTGGTAGCAAAGGTGTTAAGCACAGCTTAAGTGTTAAAGCTGTTGTACAAAAGAAAGCTAAAGGTAGATCAGGTGGAACTAGTAAAGCTCCTAAAACCGCTTCTCCTAAATAATAATTAGTAACAATTTAAATTAAATATCATGGCAACTGAAATTCCAGTTTATGTAGAAAAAACTCCGGGAAGATATATTCTTAACCCTGAGTATGTTAAAGCTCAAGAAGCTAAAGAAGAACCAGCTAAGGCAGAGAAACCTGCTAAAGCTAAAAAAACAAAGTAATGCCAAAAGATTCTTGCTATCATAGTGTAAAAGCACGGTATGCAGTATTTCCTTCAGCAAGGGCTTCTCAAGCTATTGCCAAGTGCCGTAAAGGTAAGGGCACTGTTAGGAAGACTGAGAAAGGAGCAGAACTAAAAAGATGGCAAGCAGAGAAATGGCAAGATACTAAATCAGGAAAACCTTGTGGTGCCGGTGGTAAAAATGAATACTGCCGGCCTACAAAAAAAGTATCTAAGGATACACCAAAGACTAAATATGAACTAACTCCTTCTAAACTAGCTGCTAAGAAAGCTGAAAAGTCTAGAGTAGGTATGGGAAGAAGAGTTAAAAAAGCATAACTTTTAAAACTAAATAAAATGGCAAAGCTTAAAAAACCATTAAGAAAAGCTAAAACAGGTGGTGAAGATCCTAAAGTAGTAGCTCAAAAAGAAATTAAAACAACTCCTAAAAATACTTATACAGGAGCATTTTCTAATATTAAAGCAAAACAGGCAATCAGAAAAGGAGCTGATGAATCTTTTTCTGTAAAGAATAGGCCTATATCAGGTAAGAGAGTAGTTACACAATATGGTAGTATTGGAAACAATAAACCTGTAATGGAGAAAAAAACAAAAACTTCTCAAGGTTATAGAGAATCTAAAATGAAGTTAGGAGGTAACATTAAAAAAAGAAAATAATGGCTATTAAAAAAACAACAACTAAAAAGGCACCTGTTAAGAAAGCAACAACAGGTACTAAAATTACTGCATCGCCAAAAGCAGAAATGAGAAAGTGGGAAATTGAATCTGCCTTAAGTACATTAAAGAGAGCAGATGAGATCCGTAAGGATGCTAAGATGATGAATGATGTTAGGAAACTTGCTCAGGAACAAATGAGTGTTTTAAAAACATTTAGTAAATAATCATGGCACAGGCAAAGACTAAGAAAGTAAAAGTTACTGCCGGTGGTGAAAAGCATGTAGTATACAAAAAGACTACAAAAAAAGGAGAAGGAAAGGTTGGCAATATAATGGTCAACCATCCTACCAAAGATAAAGGTCAGTGGGATACAATAGATCTTACTGCAAAAGGTAGAGCTAAGACAGTTAAACAAGGTGTAGCTGCTACAAAGAAATGGCATAAGGATAACCCGGATTATAAATATAAAGGAAAAGGTAATGGCAAAAAGTAGAGCACAACAAGCAGCAATAGCTATCTCTATGAAGAAAGCTGGTAAGAAACCTAAGTCTATACCAAAAGCACAGAGAGGTGCTACTATGGATAGTCTTTGGAAAACAGCTAAAGTTACTCCTGCAAGAATGTCAACGGGATATCCTGAAGGTATGTCTAAGCCTAAGTCTAAACCTGTTCGCATGACTGAAAGACCAAAAGAGATGCCTTCTAATATAAAAAATAGAAAACTTACAAGTGATCCTGTTAGCGGAGGTATTCAATATAAGACAGGTGGATCTACTCCAGCATGGCAAAGAAAAGAAGGAAAGTCACCAAGTGGTGGTCTTAATGCTAAAGGTAGAGCTTCATTAAAAGCAGCCGGTCATGACATTAAAGCTCCACAGCCAGAAGGCGGACCAAGAAAAAGATCTTTTTGTGCTAGAATGTCTGGCATGAAGAAAAAGTTAACCAGCGCAAAGACTGCCAATGATCCTAACTCTAGGATTAATAAGTCTTTAAGAAAATGGAAATGTTAAATTATATATATCATGAAAACTTGTAAAACTGGATGCGGCAAAATGAAAGCCGGTGGATCTGTAAAGAAAATAAAAAAAATGGAAAAAGGCGGATCAACTGGATTAGTTGGTATGCCAAGATATTCTAATAACCCAAGATCTGAACAAGGCAGAATCTTAAAAAAAGGCGGTTCATCTAAAGGCTGTCCTCCAGGCTATTATTGGTCAGTGCAAGGATGTCAAGAAAAAACACCGGGATATAAAAAACCATTTAGCTCAACAGGTTCCAAAATTGGTGTTGCCGCTACAGTAGCTGGTGTTGTTGGTACTGCTGCAAAAGCTATTTCTGATAAAGTAAAAGCTAGAAAAGCTAGAAAAGCTGAAAAAGAAAAAGCTAAAAAAGAAGCTGAAGCTCCTAAAGCTAAATTTGGTGCTTCTGTAAATGTGCAAAGAGGTTATCCTGGTAAGATTAGATCTGCCGGAGACCAAGGTTATACAGCTATAGGTAAAAGAGAACCTGCAAGAACTAAGTTTCAAAAAGGTGGTTTCCCAGATCTTACGGGTGATGGTAAAGTAACTAAGGCTGATATACTTAAAGGCCGTGGAGTTATTAAGAAAAAAGGTGGTTCTGTTAAAAAGAAATAATTATGGCAACTAAGAAGTCAGATAAAAATTGGATACAGAAAGCCACAGCTTCTATAGAAAGAAGAGGTACAAAAGGTAAGTGTACTCCAATAACTAAACCAGGTTGTACAGGTAAGGCTAAGGCTTTAGCTAAAACATTTAAGAAGATTGCTAAAAATAGATAAGCATGCTCAATAGTACTATTACCATAAAGATGAAACAAAGGCTCAATAAACTTGACAGCCAAGACTATGACAACATAGAATGCTGGCAAGTTGTTGAATCTTTTAATAAAGCTCAGGTTGAATGGACCCGTAGACAGCTTCATGGTATTAATATGGTAAAAGAAGGTGATGAGCAATCTACCCGTAGAAAAGATGACTTACAAGTTTTATTAAGTACTCAATCATTATCATTGGTAGATAAAGAATATTATTATGCAGGTCCTATTCCTGAAGAGTATTTACAATGGAAAAGAGTAGATGTCTTTGCTGGTAAAGATTGTTGTGGTAAAAGAAGAATGACAGTATATTTAGCTGAAGAAGGTAACTTAAACCAGTTACTAAGAGATGTAAACAAAAGACCTGATTTTACTTGGGCAGAAACATTTGCTACTCTCAAAGGTGATAAAGTAAATATTTACACCAACGGTGATTTTGAAGTGCAGTCTGCAGATTTGGTATACTACCGGCAGCCTATTAAGATACAGATAAACGGTTGCGTAGATCCATATACTAATGTGCAATCTACTCAAGAAGTACTATGTGAGTTTAAAGATGATATAATAGAATTAATAATAGATGAGGCTGTAGCAATACTTGCTGGTGATATTGAATCAGGTAATCAATATACTAGAGGTACAGAAGGAGCTGAACGTAACAACTAATAACAATGGAAAAACCTAGATTATTAAAAAGAGATGCTGCACCTAGCGCTTCATACTCAAGAACTCCTGCAGGAGCTTCAATAGATACTATGACAGCAGCATGTGCTACAGAACTTATGAATGCTGCTTCAAGTTTTCATAAGCTTCATTTAAAAGTAAAAGGATCCGGTGCCTATGCAGCACACAAAGCTCTAAATGATTTGTATGATGCTTTACCTGGACATGCTGATACACTTATAGAAGGATACCAAGGAGCAGCAGAAAAGATTCTTGACTACAAAGAAGTAGCACCAAGAACAATAAATACAGTAGAAGAAGGTTTAAGTTATCTAAGAGATATGTATGAAATGGTAAATGGTTTACAAGCTAAAATGCCATACTCAGAAATAGTAAACTCTTTAGACACTCTTAAAGATTCTATTAATTCTGCTAAATACAAATTACTTTTCTTAAAATAATTTGGAAGTTTAAAAAACTTTTATTATATTATACTATATATTTGTTTATTAATTAAAAAAAAGAAAAATGGCTTATTTTAATCATGCATTCCAGAAAAGCTTTTTAGCTACTGGAATAAACCTTAACGAAGATGTTCCTTTACTAAATGGAGGCACTGTTAGTGCAACTACAGCAGGTGGTTTCTTAACTACTTCAGGTGTACCAACTTATGGTCTAAATACTTTATCTACTATAGCTGAAGATAGTAACGGTACATATCAATCTGGTTATATTGGAATCTTTGACCCTAAGACAAACTTATCATTAAATTTAGGATGTGATGGTCCATTACTATTAGCGGCAGGTCCTACATGTTGTCCTTTTTATATTGCAGGATCTGCAATTTATAACAATGACAAGATTGGTCCTTTCCATGGTGGATATACTGAGACTAACAAGTCTAAAGTTATTAATCCTAAATATGTATCTAGATTCTACAGTGTAGAAGCATGTCAACCACAAAATGAAATTGTTCATGTTGGTTCAACATATGCTACTGCTGGAGGTGGGATTTTAAGTTCGTCTACATCGGGTGGTCCCATTGATGGACAAACTCCAAACTTAAATGTTTTTACACCAGTTGCATTAGTAGGCGGTACTGGAACAGGAGCAACAATACTTATTAGAACTGACGGTTCAGGAGTAGTTATTGCAATAAGTACACCTGATAATGCTGTTCTGGGTAAAGGTTATTCAATCGGGGATACTTTAACTGTTGATGGAGATAGTTCAGGATTTCAACTAACAGTTAATGATGTTACTTCTGCTATAGTAGATCCAATTACTGGTTCAGGCGGTGCAGCATGTTGTAAAGAATTCTTATGTGGTGAAACTTATAATCTACGTTTAGATATTAAAGGTTCTCCTGCATTAAGATATTTAAATCACAATGCATACTATATTGCTGAAGCTTATACAGGATGTTGTCCAGAAGGATCAATTGCTCCAGTTGCTGTTAATTCAACTTATGTAATGATCAAGTGGGCAGATGCTATCTTACGTTACCCAGTAGTTAATCCGTTTGTAAGAATAGTTATACAAGATGAAGCTGGTGTACTTTGGTATGCTCCAGGAACTAGTGCTCAAGATCTTAGTACTTTAGGTGGTGATACTTGGGATAATTATCCAGAAGGTATTGCTCATACTGAAGGTGCTTGTGCCGGTCTTGTATTTGAAGGTGCTTATGTAGATACTAAATTTGGTGACTGTACATTCCAGTTGACAGACTTCTATGAAAAAGAACCAGTTAAACTTTACTTATCAGAATTAGATCTTAATGGAGACCCATGTACATTTGATGGTATTTGTGTTGTTCATGAATGTTTAGCAACTCAAGCTAATGGTCTTGGAGAAACTTTATTAAGAGATTTAGTTCTTTCTGAAAGCTATAGACAAAACTTCCTACATTCTGACTTCCGTATCAGAGAGATCACTCAAGGAAATCAATTAATTACTGCAATTAATAGAAGTGCATTATACAATACTGTTTATCTACAACATAATGTTCCAAGATATAACAATCCTACAGGAGTATTTGATAATGACCAATATTTATTGCAAATTATTTTTCCAGCATTTGGTGACGGATTCACTGGATTTGAGACTTTTACAAGTTGTGTAGGTGATTATCTAGCAAACTGTGGAGTTTGTGAATTAGAGGCGTTTCTCTGTGAATCAAATTGTGATGTTCCAATTGCAATTCCACCTTTAACCAATAAAAGAAAAGACTAATTACATATTCTAATTATTAACTAGAAAGGGGAGCAGAGTTTCAAACTCCTCCCCTTTTTTTATAAATATTTCCATGGCAAATCATGTCTTAAGTTTAGAGGTACCATTTGTAATGAACTCTTGTGTATTAAAAATATTTGACACAAGTGTTTATGCAGTAAATCCTTTGCTTCCAATTTCATGTCCAACACTAAATATTACAGTGCCTGGGTTTAACTACTCAAATCAAATTGAAGGAACTGTTATGGATAATTTTGTTAATAATGGACACATTACTATTACAGCATGTGATTTACAATTACAAACTACAAACTGTGGAACACAGTACGTTGATCTACCAGATGGAGTATATGTAATTAAATACAGTGTATCTCCAAATGATCAAGTATATGTAGAATATAATCATATGAGAGTTACACAAGCAATGAATAAATACTACAAAATTCTATGTGATGTAGATGCTAATGCTTGTGATCCTCCTGCAAAAATTCAAAAAATTCTTGAAGAGTTAAGATTTATAAAAATGTACCTTGATGCTGCTAAGTCAAAAGTAGAATTTTGTCATGAGCCACAAAAAGGTATGAGTTTATATAACTATGCTCTCAAGCTTTTAAATAAAATGTCTTGTACAAATTGTTAAACCTAAAACCAACAAATTATGGCAACATGTCCAAACTGCGGAAGTAACTTATCTTGTGGATGTCAGAAAAGAACGCTTGCTGATGGAAAACAAGGATGTGCTAATTGCGCAGGTAAAACTCCTGGAGTTACTAAAGCTCCTGTAATACAACCTAGAAAAAAATCTCCTGCTGTAGTAATTGAAGGTAAAGGTCTTGCACCTTTAAATGTATGGGGAAAAGAAAGATATAAAAATTTAAATAAGTTTACTAAATAATAATGGCTGGAACCTCATACCTATATAGAGTTGTATCATGTTGTGATACTAGAATTTTTGGAGAATTTCAAAGTACAGTAAATATTCCTACAGGTACTTATACATATTCTGGTCCAACATATATTGATCCTGATAATGGGTTTGAATGGGAAAATGGTCAATGCTATCAAATAATTAAAGTAGGTACAGGTGGAACACCTACTGGAGCAATATTACCTGACACAGATTTAACAAGAACATTAGGAGACTGCCTTACAGAACCATGTCCTTGTGCATCAGATAATAGATATTTAATTTTTGAAAAATGTTGTGATAATTCATTAATATATTTTAAGTCTACACAAGATGGTGGTTACTTACTAGGACTTAAAGAATACACAGGAGCTCCAACATATCTATTAGAAAACATTTGTTATAGAGTAGATACAGTTGCTGTAGGTATAGGACCCATAGTAGATAATACTATGTGGAATGCTTTACCATTAGCACCAAATGCTTCTAACTATACAGGACCAACAGATATTACAATTGATTGTACTGATGAAACATATCAAGTGGAATGCCCGCTGTGTGTAGAAAAATGTTTTCTTTTAACAAAGTGTGATGGTACTATAATTTATACTAATACTAACTTATCACTATATATTGGTCAGTTTATTAATATAAATGATCAAGACTATCAACCTATTCCAGGAGACTGGTATGTTATTGAAACAGATGCCCCTTGTGATCCAGAATCATATTTTTCATCATTACAAGTTACAGCATCTGGCCTACAACCAGACTGTCCTAATGAATGTTATGAAGTTACAGGAACTCCAACAATAATACTTTATGTTGATGAAGATCAAGTAACTCAAGAAATATTAGGTGCTAGTAAATTTTGTTCTATAGTACCTCCAATTGTTATGGGCGGTACAGGAGAAGTTACTAACTATGGTCCTTGTGTTAATAATGAATGTGTAGATTTATGTTATTTATTTACTAACTGTTTAACATCAGAGACACTGACAGTTGTATCTAATACTCCAAACATATCTCAGTATGCATCTCAAAATAAAGTAGTTACATTAAATGGTTATGATGGTTGTTGGACTATTGAATTATCAGAAGATTGTGAATGTCCCGTTAATGTAACTATACTACAAGTATTTGATGACTGTCCATCTTGTTTACCAATAATAGCTTATAAGTTTACTAACTGTAACAATCAAACTATAGTAAGATACAGTTTAGATGATTACTCAGCATATGTAGGGAAGACTGTAGAATTAGATTGTGGAGAGTGTTGGTTTGTAACTCTAATAGATTACATGCCTCCGGCTACTCAGCCAATTACTATACTATTTACATTTGATAGTTGTTTAGCATGTAATAGAACTTACTATAAACTTACAGACTGTTTAGATCCAAATAATGTAACATATACATATACTGATTTAAGTTCACTTATACCTTCACCAGTAAGTTGTAATGATTGTATTCATGTTTCGTTTACTTATGATGGTATTGATTATGAATTTGATGTGCCTAAAACAGATACTACAAATGGTAAAAATCAATATACTTTAGGTGGAATAACTATTGACGGATTAGATGATAGTGATATAAATATTTCATGGGGTGGTGGATTTGGTTTAGTTTGGAGTTTTCTCATAAACGGAAGTGATGCTTATATAAATAGTGCAGATACTGAATGTCCTATATCTAATAATTGGGTTTATGATGGTGGTGATTTTGAAGTAGAAAATCTTGTAACAACTGAATGTACTGCACTTCCAGTAATAAAAATTAAAGGATGTGATAGTTGTTTTACAGTAGAAGAAACTAGAGAACCAATTAATGCTGGTATAGTAACTGTAACAGATTCATTTATTGATTGTCCAGAATGCTTAGAAACATTCCCATGTGTATGTAATAAAATTACAAATCAAGATACTATAGCTAAAGACTTTATATACTTAAATTGTTTATTTGAAGAAGTAACTATTAATCTGCAACCAAATGAAACAAGTGATAAAGTATGTTTAATTAATTGGGTACTAACTCCGGAAGAAGAAGCATTAGTATATATTGAACACTTTGGAGATTGTATAAATAATCAATGTCCGGTAGAACCTCTTCCAAAAAGAAAAGTAAAACCGGGATATTCAACACCTTCTTGTGATCCAGAAAAATATGAAAAGTTTGCATGTAAATCATCTGAAATACTATATAAAACTGTTCTTGAAAAAAGATATGGTATTAGTAACTGTTGTCCGGATGTAGACCTTGGAGAAAGATGGATTGTTAAAAAAGAACTAGCTGATTTACAAGGAGCCGTAGATCCAAACTATGTATGCACTCCGGTACAATCATGTTGTAATAATACTTCTACATGTGGGTGCGGGTGTAACAGTAGTCCTAAAACTTGTAATTCTCAATAATAATTAGTATATTATAATAATAAGTAAAAGTATGAAACCATTAAACTTAGATAATAGACCATGTAGCCCAATATCAAGTAACTGCGTTATTTGGCAGGGACCAGATATTCCATGCATTAAACTATGTACTGGAGATACAGTATCAGATATAGTTGCAAAACTTGGTACTGAGTTATGTACTATTATGGATCAGTTAAAAGTAAGTAACTATGATCTTACTTGTTTAGGTATTAATGCATGTCCTCCAGAAGATTTTCAAGCTCTTATACAATTACTCATAACTAAAATATGTGAGCTAAACGGAATAACCCCTACAGAAGTCAAATCATCTGGATGCCCTGATTGTGTTGTTTCAGTAGCTCCATGTTTTATTGAAGGTACACAAACTACTATGCAATTAGTAGACTATGTACAAATGATAGCAAATAGAATCTGTAGTATATTAGATCAAATAGATATCATAAACAATCAAATTACAAATCTAGATATTAGAGTTACTGTATTAGAAAACACTCCTCCGCCAACATTTACATTACCATCAATAGATACTGGCTGTTTATCTGAGTATTTATCAGCACCTTATACCAACTTAACTCAAGCACCAATTGATACAATATTAAATACCTTGGTAAATGATAGTACAATAGGTTATTGTGCATTAATTGCTGCAACAGATTTACCAGCTAATATTCTTTCAGCTGTAGCTACACAATGTATAACAGGTACAGATGATTCATTAGCTAATCCAGGAGATACCTTTAGCAGTGCATATGGACCATATACAGGATTTGGAACTTGGAATGATTCACCGGTTACTGCAGCAGATGCCATTAATAATTTATGGATTGCATTATGTGATATGTATGATTATTTAAGTAATTTAAATGTATCAATTACAACACAAGATACAACATCAATAAATTTAGATTATACTTCAAATATATTAACAGCTAAAATACAAGATACAGGTTGGGTTGAATTAAACGGTTTTGATTTTTATTCAGGAGTTGACAAACCTCAATGTAGAAGAATAGGAAATCAAATACATTTTAGAGGTTTAGTAGTTGTACCACTTCCAAATCCAGTTAGTCCAACAAATCCTGCTAATTATACAGCTACTTCTTATAACTCAATTACATCTCCTACAACTTTTTCAGGAACAGGTGGTTGTTATATAAATACTAATGGATCTATTGTATTTAATAATGATATTTCTGTTATAAAAACAAGTGTTGTAGACACATTAACTAATTTTGATGGAACATATACTTTAGGTTGGGTTGTTGCTACAAGACAAATTGATTTAGGTGGAGGATATGGTACTGCTTTATCGGCACTTTTATCAGTAGGTATAGCATCAGATAAAAAGTTATATGCAGCTGTTTTAAAAGATTTAGAATATACAAGTACTGTTCAGAATCCTGCTCAACTAGGTTCATCACATTTAAGATACATTACAAGTAATGTTTTAAGCGGACAAGAAGTTCCTAATTTTCTTAGTCCAAATACACAAATACATAGTGCAAATATACCTGGTGGTGGAACTTTAGCTGTTGATGTAGAATATAATTCTTTTACATATCCTTTTAGTTGTAATGCCGGTCTTGAAACACAAATAGGAGGATTTGTATTTAGACTAGATGGATTAATTGCATATCTTGATCCTTGTAACTCAGATATTAAAAATAAAGTTTGTCCTTAAATATTATATCATGGCAACCAATAATACATGTAAAAAATGCGGATGTGAGGATAAAGCTCTCACTACTCCTGCTCCATGTCCTACTCCAGAAGGATGTCCAGATCCACAACCATGTTCTGAAGTATTTGATGCTCAGTGTGTAGTATATACTGGAGAAAATCTTCTTTGTGATACAGATGTTGTAGTATCTCAA